CGTCCCTACCAAAGATGCTCAAGCGGTTAAGCACATCACCGTTGTAGAGCATATGAAGGACGGGAAAGTCGCCAACGTCTCTAACTCAGTCCTGACCTTGTACGATAAATTCGGCAAGCTTGTGACAATCCCGCCGCAAAGCAGAGGCGATTTGGCATGAGATGCAGCATATGCGATGCCAAACTCCCAGACACGCAAAGCCTAGATATCGATATTTGCAGCGATTGCCGCACATCGATACGGCAAGCTCTTATCAATGAGCCGGAAGAGTTTGACTGGGGTCTTTACCTTGACAATTATATTCGAAAGGGTTAAAGTATGATATACGGATTGTTCGCCAGTTTGCTGATGGGAGCTTTGCAAATGGAAAGAAAGATTAAAAATCGATCTAAGAGCGCGAAGGCTTTACAATCGCCTCTTTATCGGCAGCAAGTGCGGGAGAAAAAACGCCCGTACTACGACGGTAAGGAAGTCATGGACAATGACTTTTCGCACGAGGGCTTGACCCCTGTGGGTTATTACATCGAGGAGGTCAAAGATGACTAGAGACGATGTACTGGACAAAGCCAAAGAACTTATCAACGGGCAACGGGCCAAAGACTACGGAGACGCTTACCTCACCCACGCCAGGGTAGCCGCTCTATGGACTACCTACACCCGCTCTACGACAGAGGATTTGACCCCTGTAGACGTAGCTATGATGATGGTCTTGCTGAAGGTGGCTCGCGCTATCGAAACCCCTACCGAGGACAGCTTTGTCGATATAGCAGGATACGCTGCTCTGGCTTCTGAAATGGTAAGCCCGGCAAAGGCTCAGAAAAAACTCAAAAAATATTTCGACGCTAGGCCCAAACCTTTGAAAGGTGAGAACGATGTTTGATTTTGAAACAGTGTTCTGGATAAGTCATTCCGAAGCTATCGAAGCTGTCATCATAGGATCAGCTGTCCTACTCTTTTCTCTTGCAATTATAGGTATGCGTAGATGAGTGTAAAATCGAGGATTACCGGAAGCACCATGTCCCACCCTTGCAACATCTTTGTCAAGATTTTGGAGGACGAGTTTCGCCTGGACAAGTCCGTCAGACCATTCTTAGATACGATGGGCTTGCTCAATAATAAACCGCCGGAGTATTTTATCTGCATGGCCCTGGAGGAGTTAAAGATATATCTTGAGCAAGAGCCGGAAGATATAGGGCCAGACGACAACGACGGCTTAGAGCGTATGCTAGGTAAGCGAGGTACACATTAATGCTAGCAGAGGTAGAGTCCACCCCGGTTAAAATCCACCAACCTTGCGATAAGTGCGGGTCTTCAGACGCTTTGTCTATATACGACGACGGCCATACTTATTGCTTCAGCTGCCAGAACTACGCTAGGCATGAGCAGGAGTGCGCTTCTAAAGGGGATTATCAAGTTAAGAAACACCGCCCTGATACTACTTGGGAATCTCGCAAAATATCTAAAGCTGTTCAAGATCTGTACGAAGTATCTGCCGGGGATTTTAGACTTATTTTCCCCTACTACGACGGCGAGGGCTTGAGAGTAGCTTCCAAGATCAGAGAATACGGTAAAGAGTTTAAGACCGAGGGCGTTTTTAAAGACACGGTTCTTTTCGGCTCTCACACCCTGGGCAAGGACAGCGGCGTCCGGTCGAATACGGTTATAGTAACAGAGGGCGAGGCCGACGCTTTAGCCGCATTTCAGATGGCTAACGGTATATCTAGCTCTGCCACTTCCATAAGCCGTAGAGGCAAGGCCACTGTACACGCCCTATCTATCAAGAGCGGTCAGGCTAGCGCAGAGCGTGATTTTAAGAATAATTTAGAGCTTCTGGAGACATTTAGCAGAGTGTTTATATGCTTCGACGCTGAGCCAGAGGCTTTAGCCAACGCTGAGAAGTGCGCTAGATTGCTCAGGCCGGGTAAGGCTTTTATAGTCAAGCTAGACCATAAAGACGCTTGCGAGTATTCTGGTAAAGAATTGTCTCAGGAGTTTTTGGCAAAGCTTAAAAATACCCCTTGCTACACCCCTGCCGGTATCAGGAACGCTGCGTCTGACTTTGACGGGCTATGGTCAGAGCAAAATCTTAGAAGCATACCGTTCCCGTTCCCTAAGCTACAGAGCAAGACTTTAGGCATAAGAGCCAGGGAAATAGTTACTTGGGCAGCTGGCACAGGCGTGGGGAAGAGTAGCATTTTAAGAGAATTGCAGCACTACTACTTGAAAAATACCGAGCAGAGCATAGGAATAATAGCTCTTGAAGAGTCCGTAGACCGGACCCGTAGAGGAATACTAGCGGTGGAGGCCAACGACCGCTTGCACCTTAACGAAGTATTCGAGAAGTATTCGAGAGAACAAGTACGCGAATACTTTAACAGTACTTTAGGTACAGGGCGAGTATTTATCTACGACCATTTCGGATCGTTGGAGATGGACGATTTGCTGGACCGGGTACGGTACATGGTGCAGGGCTTGGACTGTCAAGTGATATTTATAGACCACTTGAGCATATTAGTATCAGGGCTAGAGGTTACGGATGAGCGGAAAGCTATTGACCGTACCATGACCATGCTAAGGCAAGTTACTGAGGAGACGGGCTGCTGCATTCACCTAGTTACGCACCTTAGACGGTTAGGCTCTGACAAGTCGCATGAGGAGGGCGTGGAGGTAAACCTAGGCCATTTGAGAGGTAGCCACGGTATTAGCCAAATAAGCGACAGCGTTATTTCCTTAGAAAGGAACACGCAGAGCGACGATCCGGTGGAGTGTAACACCACTACCCTCAGAGTTCTGAAATGCCGCTACACAGGCGATGTAGGAGCAGCTGACAGGTTGCTATATGATAAGTCTACCGGGAGGATGTCGGTTTCGGAGGAGGAATTTTAGATGGAGGTGACTCTGATAAACCATATGGGTAGCGATATTTCAGTTGTAAACGCTGCCAGGGTAAGCTTTAACAAAGAACATAGCCGCATAGAGCAGAGCGATAAAAAGCTTATAAAATACCTTGCCAAGCACAACCACTGGACCCCTTTTGCCCATACTTCGCTGCAGTTCAGAATTAAAGCTCCGGTCTTTGTCGCTAGGCAACTGGGCAAACATCAGGTAGGACTGGTATGGAACGAAATTAGCAGAAGGTATGTAGACTACGAACCGGAGTTCTATTACCCTGACCAGTGGCGAGGGCGTCCTAAAGATAAAAAGCAAGGTAGTTCTGGCGAGGTCATAGACATAAACCCTTCGACAGGGACCGGGCCAGCTATGACAGACGATTATCACCACGCTGTTAGGAAATGCGCTTGGACTTACAAACAGCTATTGCACAGAGGCGTAGCCCCAGAAATGGCTAGGATGGTGCTGCCTCAGAGCATGTTTACCGAATGGTACTGGACAGGTTCGCTCTACGCATTTTCCAGGGTATGCTTGCTCCGCTTGTCCAAGGACGCGCAGGAAGAGACCAGAGAAGTGGCTAGTGAAATTGCAAAATATTGCTTGACAAGGTTTCCTATAAGTTGGAAAATGTTAATGGGAGAGCCAGAGGAGTTTCAAGATTCCGGTTTTACAGATGACTTTGGCGTGTATATGGAATGACCAGAACAATTTTCATAGACATAGAAACCGATAGCTTAGACGCTACTCAGATATACTGTGCAGTGACCTTGGAAAATTCTACTTATAAAGAATGGACTAACGGCTCAGGTCTACAGGAATATCTTAAAGATGCCGCTGTAGTAGCTCATAACGGTTTAAGCTTCGATTTCCCTGTACTGGCTAAGCTTTGGGGAGTTAGGCTAAAGCTACACAACATGGTAGACACGCTTGTCCTGTCTATGCTAGATAGCCCTGCTAGAGAGGGAGGCCATAGTTTAAAATCGTGGGGAGAGCGGTTAAATATAAAAAAGCTAGAGTTCTTGGACTTTTCCCACTACAGTAAAGAAATGCTAGAGTACTGCAAACAAGATGTTAAACTGTGCAAATCCGTATACTACTCTCTAAAGCCTTCTATGGAAAATTTCTCCGACAATTCTATATCAGACGAGCATCGGATGAGGATTGTAGCAGACAGGGTTAGCTATAACGGCTTTGCCCTTGACAAGAGCAAGGCTATTGATCTGTACAACAACCTTGTCGCAGAGCAGGAAAAAATAGAGCTAGAGTGCAGGAGCCTTTTCCCTACCATTGTCGAAGAAAGGTATTCGGAAAAGACCGGGAAACGGCTTAAAGATAAGGTGATAGAGTTTAACCCTTCTTCTAGGCAGCATATAGCTAGTAGGCTTATAAACCTAGGCTGGAAACCTACTGAGCATACGCCCACAGGTCAGGCTAAGGTAGATGAGAACACCTTATCAAAATGCTCTATACCAGTTGCTAGTACACTGGCACGGTATTTTATGCTACAGAAGCGCTCAGCCTTGGTAAAATCTTGGGTAAAGGCTTGCTCAGAAATCGGGAGAGTGCATTGCCAGTACCGGACCTTGGGGGCTATTACAAACCGGATGAGTTGCGTTAGCCCTAACCTACAGCAAGTCCCAGCGGTACGGGTAGAGTACGGGGAGCAGTGCAGGTCTCTTTTCAAAGCTGACAATGGTAAAAAATTAATAGATACCGACGCTGCAGGGCTAGAGCTAAGGGTTTTAGCGCATTACATGAACGATGAAAAGTTTACCAGAGAAGTGCTAGAGGGAGACGTACACAGCGCTAATCAAAAAATGGCTGGGCTTAGCAACAGAGACCAAGCTAAAACATTTATCTACGCTTTGCTGTACGGAGCAGGAGACGCTAAGATAGGCGCTGTGGTTAACGGATCGGCCAAAGACGGCGCTGAGCTTAGGTCTAGGTTCATGTCTAATATGCCAGCTTATAAGCGCCTTAGCGAAGCTGTCATACGCAAGGGCGAGAGCGAGGGTAAGCTTAAAGCGTTAGACGGTAGAGTTCTCAGAGTCAGGTCAGGACACGCTAGTCTAAATACGCTGATACAAGGATCGTCAGCTGTGCTTATGAAAAAATGGTTTATGTATGTGGATCATCATCTTAGGAGACGTAAGCTACGGTCTAAAATCGTCGCCATGATCCACGATGAATTAGTTTTAGAAAGTTGCGAAAAAGATGTTGACGCATCTAAGGAATCTGTTATACTATCTATATCACAAGTCAACACAGCCTACAAATTGCGATGTAAGCTAGAATGCGACGTACAAGTAGGCAACAACTGGAGCGAGATACACTAATGGCTAAAAACGGTTACGCTTATCTGGAAGGCACCATGTTTTTCCCGTACATTTTCGACAATAAGGACAAGTTTGATCGATACTCGGTAGCTCTTGGCCTGGAGGGAGACCAAATCAGGAACGCTAAAAATTTAGGCTTACAGGTTAAGCAGGACGAGGGCAAAATGGACGGTATGCCCTATGTCCAGCTTAAAAGCAATTACAAGCCTTCTCTGGTCGATGGCCAAGAGAACGAGTACTCCGGCCCTACGCAGCTGTGCAACGGCTCTAAGGGCGTTGTACGCCTTTCCCAGCGCCCTTACGACAATAAATATGGCAAGGGCGTCACCACTTTCATCAACGCTGTTAAGATCACAGAACCTATCGAATACGTCGCAGAGGGCGGAGGGTTTTCGGACAACCCTGTAACCGAATCCGACGATTTGAGCGACGAGGTTCCGTTCTAGCGTGGCTAAAACAGATTACGGGCATTGGGATATTGCTCTGGTAGGCAAGTTTGACCCCGACAAACACTTAGGATTTGTCTACCAGATCACCCGTAAAGATTCTGGCAAAAGCTACATAGGCTGTAAGCATCTGTGGAAGTTTAAAAAAAGAAAGCGGGTACGGGCAAGCGAGTGGAAAAATTACTGCTCTAGCTCTAACTATCTAAAGCCAGAGATTAAAGAGCTAGGAGCAGACGCTTTCAAATTTGAGATATTGATGCTTTGCGATACTAAACGCGACTTGTACTATAACGAAGCAAAGCTACAGATGCAGCTGGGAGTATTGGAAAGCGACGAGTACTACAATGCCAATGTCGGAGGTACTAGGTTCTACCGACCTGTTAATAGCTACGTCACTGTAAAGCTTATGGGCAAGTTTAAAGGCGTCAATAACCCCAGGTACAGAGGTAATTTCTACGTTGTCTACGAAAACGGTGTGGAAGAACTCGTAGAAGACATTACCTTGACAAAATGGTGTAGGGATAACGCTTATACCTTTCAGCGTATGTACGATTTGAGAAACGGGAAAATTAATAGGTATAAAAACATCATAGCTATGGAGTATGAAAGTGAGCGGTCCTAAAACTATAGACACTTTGGTAAACGATATATACAACCTTGTCAACACCGGGAAAAAGAACCCAGACAAAGAGGCTCTGTTCGCTCTGGGCAGTGCGGTGATGGAGGCTGTGCGTAGGCAGCTGTGGATGGCTACTTCTGAAGCTCCTGGCAGATTAAGGATGTCTAACATAGGTAAGCCGTGTAGTAGGCAGCTTTGGTACGATGTCAACGGAGACGACAAAGCTGAAGAACTTAGCCCCCAGACCCGGTTAAAGTTTATGATCGGAGATATAGTAGAGGCTTTTCTAATCTATTTGTCTAAAGAAGCTGGGCATTCGGTTACTCAGCAACAGGCAGAAATAGAACTTTCTGGTATAAAAGGGCATATAGATTGCGTAATAGATGACGAGCTAGTAGATATAAAATCTGCATCTGCCTTTGCCATGAAAAAGTTTAAGAACGGTACTTTACCCGACGATGATCCTTTCGGCTACATATCTCAAATAAGCGGGTACGGTAACGCTCTCGGTAAAAAGCGAGGCACTTTCCTAGCGTTTGACAAAAGCAGCGGAGAACTTGCCACGTATACCCATGCTCAGCTGGAAAATACCGAGCTAAAAATAACACAGGTCAAGGCAGATGTCGGCTCTAAGACTCCTCCTGATCGTCGCTTCGAAACCGTAAAGGATAGGCAAACCGGGAGAGACAAGCTAGGGGTCAACTGCTCGTACTGTTCTCACAAGGAAACTTGCTGGGAAGATTTAGATTTAAAATTCAGATCAGGGAGACCTGTTTTCTTTGTAGGAGAGTCCGAAAATGCCCATTCTTTCTGAAGAGCAGCTGATAGACCTATCGGAAGCTTACAGCTGCGACCAGTTGATAGACATCTTAGGCATAGAGTCTATACAGCTTCTGATGGCGTTTAGAGAAGACGTAGAAGAAAACATATCTAAATTTAACCTTCGCCCGGTGGATTGCCATGACTTTTAAATCTAACGAAAACCCCATGTTTCGGTCTAAGTTTTCTGAGGATATTTTTAAACAGAAGTACGCGCATCAAGGTTGTCAAACTTGGGCAGATTTGTCTAAAACTTTGGTAGATGAC